ATGCACGTATATAAATAAAAAGTATGTTGTTATGGAAACATTAGAATTAAACAAGGAGTGTATTCCTGGACCTTTAGATATGCCAAATGTTCATTATGCTAGTGATATATTTATCAATTATCCACCATTCGTTCATCCGTAAATGTTAGTATGCTATATTCAATATATATTCAATATATTTATTGAACCTATTTTGTTCCATTTTAAATCTGCATACATGTATAATAATGCCCAATAAATTTGAAAATGGTTTATTTATTTTTAGAAGAGATTTAAGGATCGTAGACAATAACGGATTGAATTTATTAAATGAAGTATGTAAAAATATATTTACGATTTTTATTTTTACACCCGAACAAGCGACCAGTAAAAATAAATTCAAGTCAGATAATGCGCTTCAATTTATGATAGAAAGTCTTGAAGACTTATCTCTCCAAATATCCAAAAATGGTGGTAAATTATATACATTTTATGGCCATAACGATAAAGTAATTACAGAATGTATTAAATCTTTGGATATTAGCATAGTATGCTTTAATTTGGACTATAGTCCATATGCAATCAAGAGAGACGCATCCATACAAAATCTGTGTAATAAAATGAATGTATATTTATTAACAGACCACGACTATTATTTGAATCCGCCTGGAACTATTTTGAATGGTAGTGGTAATTCCTATCAAAAATTCACACCTTATTATGAGAGAGCTTTGAAACAGAGCGTTCAGCCTCCAAGTAATGATAGCCATATTAATTTCATAAAAAAACAACAAATGAGGGTCGCAAATGTTATTACCCTGCAAAATGCCATGACCAAATTTACAAAGGTGAACCCAGAAATATTGGTACATGGCGGACGACAATACGCCATGCAAGCCTTGGCAGAAGCATTAAAGACCCAAAAACATTATGCAACAACCCATAACGAACTTTGGATGCCTACCAGCCAATTAAGTGCGTATATAAAATTCGGATGTATAAGCATAAGAGAAGTATATAAAGCTTTTAGACGAAACTATCATTTTATTCGTCAACTATACTGGCGCGATTTTTATGCGAATATTCTATTTGTATTTCCATATGTATTGGGTCATGCTATGAAACCGAAATATGATAAAATCAAGTGGCATCATAATACGGCGTGGTTTAAGGCTTGGTGTGATGGAGAAACGGGATATCCTGTCGTGGATGCAGGCATGCGTCAGTTAAAACAAACGGGGTATCTACACAATAGATCGCGTTTAATAGTCGCAAGTTTCTTGGTGAAAACCCTTTTGATATCTTGGGAATATGGAGAGAAGTATTTTGCCAAGATGCTTACAGATTATGATCCCGCATCCAATAATGGAAATTGGCAGTGGATTGCGTCTACTGGCGCGGATAGTCAGCCTTTTTTCCGAATATTTAATCCAACCGAACAAGGTAAAAATTTTGACCCTGATTGTAAATACATTAAGACCTGGGTTCCTGAATTGCGTAATGTAGATCCGCGTATTATTCATAATTGGGATACCGAGTGGGACGAACCATCAAACAAAAGCATTCAATATGTAAAGCCTATATGCGATTATAAAGTGCAAAAGGAATTGGCCTTGAAAATGTATGGTAAAATTTTTTAATGGGTATGGTTCAAAAATAAATATTTATATAATTTTGAATATGTAAAAATATATAAATGACTTACCAACGTCCTGCTTTCTTCATTTCTGCTTTTGTGATAGGGTCGTCTCCGTGCGCGCGGTTATTGTGCCTGTCTTCCCACATGTAATTTGACGCGGAATCCCTTCCACCGCAATTTTTCGCAATAATATGCCCAGCGTCTTTATGTGCCATCCTGCTCTTGATCTGCGCATTAGTTAACCCCGCTTCTTTATATACACCATGAGCATACTTGCGCACATCTTGATTACTTTTTAGCTTACCTGCATCGCCACCCTTAATACCTTCATTTATTGCATGACTTTCCTTTCCGTATCCATGCGACATTTTATTATATTTATATAATAAAATATTTTTAAACGGGTTTACACCCTTGAATATACTTAACATTTGAAATTTTCTTTTGAATACCCAATAACCGCACATCCAATCCTTTTACCAGCATTACCTGTTTTTAAACTTTCAGCATTTCCACCTTTTCCACAATCGTCTTCATCTGCGTGAATAATTAAACCTCTGCCAATAATATTACATTTAGTACCTCTGAGTTTAATAATATTATCATAAAATGTATATTTTGCTTCACCTTTATTATTAGTAGTAATATTACCTAAATCTCCTACATGTCTTTCTTTCATACCAGGACACCCATGAGAATTCCCATAAGGGTTGAAATGAGAGCACATACTTGTACATTTATCTGTTAAATCTCCAGCTTCGTGAACATGGAATCCGTGTAAAGAATTTGATTTTAGTCCTTTAATATTAAGGTCGATTCTGATTTGATTTTTAACGAAATCTTCAGTAAATTTTACGCTTCCTTTAATTTTATCATCAAACACAGCAATAGCGCAAATTGGTTTGCTAGACGTATTATAATAATAATAAATAATTACAAAACAAACCATAACAAATAAAATTAATGATAAACATATAAGTGTTTTAGATTTCATACGTATATATTATGTATTGAAAATTATCACGCTAAAGCAATATAATCACTTATTTTATATACATTTTCTTTTTTCATACTATGATCGAGGTAATCGTCATGAATTATTAATTCTTTGTTTCCCAAAAAACTAGTTGCAGTTGATAATGAACTTATACCGCATATAAAAATTTTAGCATGTATAAAATCACTCAAAACTTGCAATATTGTTGTATTTTTATTATATATTGAATAGCTTATATTTAAACTACTTAATTTTTCTCCCATAAAATTAACATTTCCGTCAGTATGTATATAGTAAGTATGTTGCGGATATTTAATATTTAACCTCTCGATAAGTTCTAATATTTGAGAAATATATTTTTGATTATTAAATCGATCAGCTGCATCACCCAAACGTATATGAACAACTATATTATTATTAACTAATCTATTTGGTGGAAGATATTTATTAATAAAAAACTTTTTCATAATATTTATATTTTCAACATGTTTTACTTGTTCCTCGTTATTCAATCGTGGATATATTTTATCAAAAAAGAATACATTATCAAGCCCATATAATGTCTCTTGATTGTTATGTTGAGGTATATGGTATATTTCATGAGAAAAAGTGTAGTTATTATAATTAATTGGTGTTAAGTTATATTCTTTGATAAATTGTTTTATACATTCAACTAAATATTCTTTCACATGTATTGTTTCGTCTGCGCTAATATGTTCAAATGAAAAATGATGATTTATATACGTATGACCATCAAAATAATAACCTCTTATGCCATGCAATATTAAACATGTAAATAAACCATGTAATTGATGGCCAAAACCATCGCGTCCAAATTGTGTTATTGCTACAACCATTTGTATTGAATATGTATAATTATAACACGTATAATTATAACACAAATTATTCGCAATTATGCTTTTTTAGTTTTGATGTTGTGAAACCGGCATTTTAAATTTCTAAATGAATACTTGCGCGTCAATATTTTCAAAAAGTCCAGAAGAAAATTGCGGTATTTGGTCATATTGCGATGTTTTTAACAAGTCTCTCATAGTTTTCACAAGTTCTCTCCAACTGCATTTGTCTTTTTGTTTTAATGCTTCATTAAAAGACCAAGTCATTGCGCCAGTCGCCTTATTATTTATGAAAGCATCTGTACTTGTTTGGTAATCATTGCAACCGCTTATCATAAATACGTTTCCATTTGTTTCTAGTTGTTTCTCATTTTCGGTAAATTTATCATAGTTGAGACTATCCATGTATTGATATCTCAAATCCAATACAGATCCACTAAAACAGCTATCAAACATGGCAAACAACGTGACATTCTTTTTCAAATTTGTTTGAATAATTTGTTTAAGTTCGTCATCTACTATTGGATTGAAATCGCATGGCACAATTAACTGGTCGTATAAAGTGTTTTCATCGCCATTTCTATCTAAAGTATATGAACCATGGCCACTATATAAAAAGAATAATAAGTCGCCCTCTTGCGCATTTGAAAGCAAGGCAGTAAATTCCTTTAATATATTTGCCTTGGTTGGTTTTGCACTTGTTAAATCAGTTAAGGTGTTAATATTTTGGAAGCCTTTTTTGGAAATTCTCTCTTGTACATTATTGACGTCATTTATGCATCCATTGAGTTCGGATTCTGTGCCTATATAATTGATTCCAACCAACAATGCGCTTTTTTTCTTGTTTATTTTCAATGCGGGTGGTATATAATTTTTTATAATGGCAATGTTCTTATTTGTAGTATCTAATAATATTTTCGCATTTGTATTGTAATTTGCGGTTAAATTGTTTATTTGTATTCGTTTTGATTGTGTGGAGATTCTACTTCTTTGTACGTTGGCTATATTTGCTACATAAACGGAATATAAACGGCTTATGTTTGTTCTATACGCGTTTATTAACGCATTCACTCTATTTTGTCTATAAGTAATCAATTCTGCGCTCATATATTATACAAATTATAAAAATATTTTACAAAATTATTATTGTAAATGATAAGCCATCAAACGCAGCACTTCAATTTACTACAAATCGTTCTAAAATAGTGATTATTATACATTACATTTTTATCCAGAGTCTTGGCTAATGTTTTATCGCTGATTTTTAGTTGTTTGATGCAGTCATATTTGCAAACGAATTCTTTTAGTAGCTGGTTGTCGTCTGTATATTGACCGACGCCGTCTTTATATAATAAGGGCGCGCCAAAACAAAGCGCAACAGGCGTTAAATACAATCCACTGAAAACAAAACTTAATATTATTAGATTATCCAAAATAATATTACGATAAACGAAATTTTCCAATGTAAAATGATGTGGATTTATGTCTGTTTCCATAAAACTCTCTGAGTGTCCAGTCCGATTCCTCCAGTGCTGGAGCAAGTTCGGCGTCATGGCCATAAATATTATCAAATTGTCCCATTTCTACAATCTCAATAATCTCAATGTCCTCGTTGCAATTCAAATCAAAATCAGCGGGAGCTCGTTGTCTAACCTCGCGAATAAACTCTCTTATGGATATATCCGATTTGAAGGTATAATTTTTAGTGTTTGTCGTATAAACAAGCTTGAATGTAAACGTATAAGTCTCGTCAGAATGGTTCATTTTCTAAATTGTGTAAGTTGATTTGCATTGGATAAGGTAAGCATTAGCATTTCATTTTTTTTATATAATATAATATAAATTCGTTTGATGGTGTCCATAGTATGGACAGCATCTTTTTTGCTTTAATAATTAAAACGCGATTATTTTAATTATTATGTTTATTTTTGTAATATATAAATAAAAACCACACGATGTATCGTAATACAAAGTGCTTAATTGCTGTAGGCAAGACCACCCATACCGGACATAATTCTCAACACGTTATAGTTGGTAGCATAAACACGGACCTTGGCAGTCTTGGTACCCTCAACAGTTGCGTTGGAGAGGACAAGTTGGAGGGTAGCATTGTCAATACGGGAGAAGTTGCAAGTTCCAGTGGGTTGGTGCTCCTCAGGGCGGAGAGCAAAGGAGTACACGTTGATACCTTCATCGGGGTTGCGGGTGTGGCTCTGGTAAGGTTGAACCCAAGAGAAGTAGGTTCCTTCACGCTCAGAGAAGCGGTCCTGTCCGTTGAGTTGCAACTTGGCAGTGACAACGGGGTTCTGTCCCCAGCAGTGCATGTCAAGGGAGGTCTCAGTAAGCACGAAGGTGCCGGCATCGGAGACGGTGGAGTTGGTGTGGGCGTTAGTGGTACCAACAAAAGTAGTGACTCCGGTGGTGGTGTTGGTGGTAAGACCAGGTCCGCCGAAGTTGGGCTCGTTGTAGGGGTTTCCGGGTCCGTGCCAGTATCCAGTGCTGTAGGCAGCATCCATGGCACCAGCAGACTCGAAGAGACCATCGCTGTCAATGAAGGCGTGTTGGCCGATGAGGGAGTTGGGGTCGTGAGCGCCGACGGCCTCAGGTCCAGCGAAGGCATGGACGGCGTTGGGGAGGGCATCAACGGCATCAGTGTAGTTGAAGGGCTGGGCACCCAAAACCTTGAAGAGGGTAGCATCGCACACAAGGGAAGAGCAGTAATCGACGTTCTGATCAGGCTGGACAACCCAAATCAACTCCTTAACGGGGTGATTGAAGTTGAGCTTGATCTTGTTGGAGGAAGAACCGACAGACTCATCACCAGTGAATTGGAGCTGGGTAATGAGGTACTCGTGGGGGTTCTGGGCCATTCTGCGGCGCTCATCAGTATCCAAGAAGACATAGTCAACGTAGAGGGAGGCAGCAACCAAAGACTGGTTGTAGGCGATGGAGGCAGGGACAGCCTTGCCAGAGGCATACTGGGTAGCACTGGTGACAGAATTGCTGGTGGTGTTGGAGTTGCAGCTCAAGGTAGTGACGGCCCACAAGCACTCATCAATAGGACGAATATCAAGGTTAATCTTGACCTCGTGGTACTGAAGGGCAATCAAGGGGAGTGCAAGACCAGGATTGGTGCAAAACCAGAACTGAAGAGGAACATAGAGGGTAGTCTCAGGAAGGGCATTGCGGGGGGCACACACCTGACGGGGAGCCTGGGAGTCGCAAGGACCATCGACATCAGCGAAGGAGGGATCAGTGATGAAGGTAAGTTGAGTGGTGTTACCAATCATCTTGAAGTATCCACGTTGTTGCTCAGCAGTCATGGTAAGTTGGTTCCAGATGTGCATCCAATCACCATATTGGCGATCAATGCGCTGGCCACCAATCTCAACCTCAACCTGAGCGATGAGCTGTTCTCCGGGGAAATCCAACCAACGGGCATAAACACCAGAGTTGTTGGGGGTGGTGGAGTAAGTGCCAACACCCATCAACTGGTTAATCTCAGGAAGAGTCACCTGAAGATAAGTGCGGTAGGCAAGATCACCATTACGGCTGATCGTGCACTGGACACGACGACCGAAATCGGCCTGTCCGTTGAAGGTTTGCTCAATAGATTCAATAGCAAAGTTGGTGTAACGTCTGTAAGTGACCTTCCAGAAAGTGATCTGAGGATTACCAGTGAGGTATACGTCTTGTGCGCCGTAAGCGACTAGTTGCATGAGTCCGCCTCCCATTTTATAATATGGCTAAAGAAAAAAATTTTTTGGAATTTAATTTAATACAAATTAATTAAATTCAATAAAATGTTATATAATTGCAAATTATGATGTAAGTATCTTATTTATGTCCATGTTAGATTTCATGAATTTTTGTAAATATGAATCTAAAAATATTTCCTTTTTTCCCTCATGGTTCTTTGAAAAAACATAGGCCTCCTGTTTCTTAGTAACCGACCACCCTTCTTGTAAGGCATTATAAATGAAGGACATTTTTTGAAAAGTGACCATATCTATTTTATGTTCCTTGTTGTCCTCTATATTTATATGTAAATCCATTTTATAAAAAAACAGAAAAGTTAAATAATAATTAAACCAATTGTCTAATCCGCACCCTTATTGTAGAAATAAATGTTATATTGAAATTACAAATTAAAAAGTATTATGATATTTTATAAAGAACTATGTCAAATGGATTTAAGCCTAAAACTACAAAAAAAATTAAAGTAAACAAGAGAAGCGCTATTACTTTGGATGGAAAACATCGTGAATATTTGAATGAATTTATTAAAGACGATATTGATACAATTCCTGAATTAAAGTTAGAGCGTGATAATTTACAAAAAAAGGCGGCCGATCCAAGTATTACTTTATCCCTTGAAGAACGATTGGATATAAAAGATCGCCTAAAGGAAATCAACAAAACTATTAAAAATTGTCATTTGAAAAAAAAAGAGTATTTATTAGAAAACTCCAAACATATTTTTGATTATTTTGAAAATAAGAAGAATATTTCTAAAGGAGATGATATAATACCTACCTCTAAAAGTAAATTGGTAAATAACTTCTTCAAAATTAATAATGAAACCCAACCAGCGTCATCTGCGAATAATGTGAACACTCATAATATCGTGCAAAAATATTTGAGTAATATAGATGATACGTTTATCGACATCAATCAATATGTGCAGGCTTGTGATATCTGTCAATATTGTCATGTCGGCGAGTTGATTCCGTTAGAAGATGACGGGGTATTGATATGCAACAAGTGCTCCAGACATATTCCCTACTTGATTGAAAATGAGAAACCTTCTTATAAAGAGCCACCCAAGGAGGTTTGCTTTTATGCATACAAGAGAATTAATCACTTCAAGGAAATTATTGCGCAGTTTCAAGGAAAGGAGACAACTCAAATCCCACCAGAAGTCATCGAAAATATTAAACTTCAAGTGAAAAAGGAGCGGACCACGATTGACCAGATTACAAATATAAAAACAAAGGAAATCTTGAAGAAATTAGGATACAATAAATATTATGAACACATTCCATTTATCAAGGACAAGCTTGGCATAAAGCCGCCAGTAATGTCCGCCGAATTTGAAGAGACACTTTTTAATTTGTTCATGGAATTGCAGGCGCCTTACTCCAAGTTTTGCCCCGATGACCGCGTCAACTTTTTAAATTACTACTACACGGCATACAAACTTTGCGAGTTATTAGGCGAGACACATTACCTTGAGCACTTCCCTATGTTGAAAGATAGAGAGAAAAGAATCGATCAAGATAATATTTGGAAGAAGATTTGTCTGGAACTTGACTGGGAATTCATTCCAACCATTTAGATCCTCGGAGAATTGGAATTAGATAATATCTGTATAAATTAATTATTATATAAAATTAATTTATTCTATCGCTATATTAATGGCTCCCGCAAATAAAACTAGAAAATCGCCTTCTGCGAGTGCAACCAAATTTGGTGTTGGAGTCAAGAAGCGCGGGAATGATGGAAATATGTGGCAAATAGTTCAAACTAAAACTGGCACAAAGCGGTGGTTAAAGGTCGCAAGCAACGCGAAAAGTAAAAAAAATACCAAGGCGGTAAAGGCAGTCAAGGCGATGCAACCTATACAAGACGATGACGCAATCCGAAACAAGAATAAAAAGTTGTATAAATTTTGGTTAGATTTGGCGAATTCCAAACATGGTGTTTTTATTTATAAGGATAATAGTCATAAAATAATTAAAAAAAATCTTAGAGAAGAACAGGTAAAAGCCGAAACAGATGGTAATATTGTAGCAATTTTGGATAGCGGGCCGAGTTTTGGGGCTTATGTTGCACTATCCAGAAAAGCTGGAGATAAAAGCGTGGAAGAAGTTATCAAAAATTATAAGAAATATTTTAACGAGGGTGCGTCTGGAAAAAGATTATTCTGTTGAAAGAATCATATGCGTTTTAACGTTCAAGAACTAATAATTTAGTTTCAGGTGCCATTTGTAAAATTTTATATGCACTATAAAGACCTGAAATACCACCACCAATAATAATTATATCATAATTAGATGGATTAGACATATAAATATGATAGATAATAAATCGTATTATTTAAACTTGCGTGTTTTTTTACGCGCGGCTTTTGTTCGCTTAATTGATTTGCGTCGTCGTCTTGTTTCTCTCTTCATTGAATATCTGGATCTTCTTTTACGAAGAGTTTTTTTGTTTCCACCAAGTTGGTTTGCTTCATCGTCAGTGTCCTCCTCATTATCTGTATCTCCGTAAGTTGGATATCTATTCTTATCATATGATGTTGTATATGCGGTTGGGGTGATACCATTATTATTTTCCTGGATTATATATAATATTCCATCCATATTTAGGCTCTCAAGTCCATACACCTTTTTTATATTATTCAGGTATCTAATTTGGTCGTCTGTGAAGCCAACGCGTGTCAGTTTATTTTTCTCTCTTCGTGTATATGGAGTTTTTGAACCACCAAGCTGGGTTTCGTCTTCATCGTCATCGGTCTCAATATCGGTATCTTGACCATCGTCAGTCATGTACATATTTTTAACCGACATGGTAAATGCTGTTGGATCTGTAAGATGATCGTCTATCATACCTACTATTGCATCTACATGGTCCAGGACGGGGCAATCATATTTCTGTTTTATACGATTTAATAATTTAATTTGTTCGTTTGTGAATCCATTGATTCTTAGTCTATATTTGTCTTGTGTATCAAATGGGTCTTGACTTCCACCTCGTTGTTTATACTTTCGTGTTTTCATTTGTTGTTCTTATAAATATAATATAATTTATTATATTTATTTGCTGAAATGTATTTTCTGGTGGTAAGATCTGGTGGTAATAGAGATTTATAGGCCTCCAGGGAAACCGACCAAGTTGGCACCAATACCGAATCCAGCACCAGAACGAGCAGTCACACCAATAACAGGAACATACGTATCTAGGATGCTAAAAGTGGCGGCGGCGGTTAACGCAATCATACCAATCTCCTCTAAATTCAATGATCTCTTGGGGATCGCATAAGCCGCCAAAGCGACCATTAAACCTTCAACAAGGTATTTTATAATTCTCTTTACCAACTCGTTAATGTCGAAAACGCGATTCATTATACTAAATAGATAGAAAAAAACAAATAAATATATATAATAATTAAATCACTTAAAATTATGAATCTTACATACAATATAATGAGTCAATCTAAATTCGAGAGAAAACTACAGCCTAATGGCAAACCAAACCCTAAATATATTGATTTGCTAGAGGAAGACAAGCCGTTGGCAGGACAAAAGTTTGTGTGCGTTTCATTCGTTTCGCCCGAAAAAATCCTAAAGCAAAAGGAAATTTTCTTTTTTGAAGAGTTCCTAAAGAAGTGGGATTTGAACAAGTCCATGGAGAAGTTTGTCCAGTTTTTGAATTTTGCCTCATTCAAGTATAAGTTGACGTTTGACGATGTTATGAAGGACTTTCAAGATTTCATCACGGAAGAGAAGGATACTATTACTTCTACCACGCTTGCGGATGATTACAAAACGTTTGTGGATAAGAACGAGGAGGAGTTGGAGAAGTCCTTCAGCATTGCGCATAATTTCCAGACTCATACAAGAGGTATTAAAATCCGCGGTTCCTATCCTTCTATTGAGGAGGCAGAGCTAAGATGCAAGATGTTGCGCGAGATTGATCCTCATCACGATGTGTATGTTGGTCCCGTAGGATTGTGGATGCCTTGGGAGCCTGAGGCCTACAAGACGGGTCGCGTAGAATACATGGAGGAGGAGTTGAACAAGTTGATGAGCGAAAAGAGCAAGAGCGAAGAGAACGCCAAGAATGCTTTTGAGCAACGTGTCAAGGAGACGAAGAAGAAGGCCATCGAGGACAACATTAAAAATGCCGAGAAGAGTGGCAACACTTTGACCCAAACGATTGATGATGCAGGAAACCTCATTGGCGTTGGATTGGCGAATACCCAAGAGAAGACGCTTGCGGGTAAGGGTGGCGAGATTTCAGTTGCGGATATTCGTAGCGAGTTGTTTGAGGGCGAAAATATTATTGTCGGCAAGTCTGACAACGGACAAAGTCAGTTGCTCAGTGGTCCATTTTCGTCCAAGAAGAAGGATTAACGTGCTAATAATTTAATACCAAATAAATGAAATAATATATATATAATACTTTTATATATATAATGGCTACATTTGGACAAATACGCGAAGGTGAATTAAGAACAGACCAATTAGAAATAGGAAAAGTATACAGAATGGAACAATATGTGAGACCCAATCCTGGTGCGCAACATCAGCTTATGGACCAAAGTTTAGTTAGGTTTAAGAAACGTTGGGGTCATGCGGATATTTTTATGGAGTTTACCATAGTAGCTCCTGGCACCGATACTTTTAGGTCAGGGCAGAATATACCTATCCCGTTCGATACTAATCCAACGCATAACTATTATTATAGATTTTTTCAAACCGCAGAAGACCGCATTGTAACCCCGTTTAAACAACAAGCACTACAAGAAGTATTTAATAAGAGGGTAGACCCAGCAACAGCATGGGGTCTTTCGGATGGATGGCTTGCACCCAATCCTAAGAAGGCAAGGAAATCCGGTGGAAGAAAATACAAAACTCGTCAAACCAAACTACGCAGAAAAAATAGAACTAGAAAGAACCACAGAAGATAGATTTTGTTTAAGACATTTCCAACTCCTTTGAGGAAGTTTTATTCTTGAATGATTCTTTTCTTTTTGCGATGATAGCCTCAATCGTAGTTAACATCTTGTACTGCTCTGTGTAAAAATCGCCACTATACACACCTCCACCATCAATCAAGTCTTTGTTAGTAAATATTGTCTGTACAATAATATCCTCAGTCTCAAACAAGACGTCTGTCTGACCCTTTTTCTCGTCGTTCTTAACTACGACAAAAAATATTCCAACTGCATTATTGGTTCTTGTTTTTAAATAATCCGAAAAGGCGTTAAAGTATAAAAGCACACCTCCGTATCCCACATTTAATTCATATTCGGCCATTCCCATAATAGGATGCACATACAAATAAAACTTTTGTTGAGGTAATGCAAGTACCTTTTTGAATCGTTCAACACATCTTTGAAAATATTGATGATCAATTTCCTTTCGGATATCATGATGGGACATAGCGAGTTTCATTCCATACGTTCCAATTTTATTTTCTGGGGTGTCAGAGATATATTCATCTTCATAGTATTTATTATAAACAATATTTTCATTGCAAACATGGGTCTTAACATCGTCGCACAAATTAAATGTTTCGCTTTGTTTTTCTACATAATTTTCTACCCGCAAATACTCTACAAAGTCCGTCTCGATGCAATGAACCAATACGTCCAATTTTGATACAACCCAATCAAATGGGTAGGTTTCAAATTTGTGTCTCATCTCCTTGATGAGAGAAGCAGAGGTACATCTATGGCCCACTGAAAATAAAATGGTCTTTTCTGTAAGTTTGTTGTCAACAAGTCCGTTGTGCAAGTCATCAGCCGCCATATTTATAAATTAAATTACTTAAAATATACGATTTTAACTAATTTACAATATCTTTTTCACTAACACAAATCCTGCTAAAGCCCCGAGTACTTCTACTATCAGATATAATATATAATCCCGTTGTGTTATTTTATTGGATACCATCATGCTAGTAGCAATGGCTGGATTGAATATGAATATTTCGTCAGATATAGATGAACCTAAAAAAAGGGCAGCCGCAAGTGCTGCACCATGTGCTAAATAATTGTCAGTGGAAAAAATTACAGCTGAAAGCAAGAAGGTTCCAAGAAATTCAATAATATATTTATTCATTTTCTATATTAACAGAAAATAAATGTATTCAGCCAAATGCCTTTACCATTTTGTTTTTTTCACACTTATTTTCGGGCCTGCTCCTTTTTTCTTACTATTGCCAGGATCATACTTTTCCTCTTCATCATCAGAGTGCATATCCTTTGAAAGCTCCCAAAACTCTTTGGATCCCAATTTAAAATCATTGTGCGAATCTGCCTTGTACCAAAAAACCTGCTCTTGAAGTTTATTTGATTTTGCATTGTTGTTGATTACTAAACACTCATAATTTTCTGTGCACTGGTCCATTACCTGACAAAACGATTCAAATGTGGGAAACATACCCGCATAGTTTTCAAAAATACGCTTGCGGTTTGCAATATATGGCTCACGCAGAATAAAGACATAATCAATATTTGTACGAAGTGCTGGCGGAATACCCAACGGATATTGCATAGTAATTATTAACATGACTTTCCAATGACGCCCATTCATAAATAACAGGCGCATCATCTTGTCTCGAGACCAAGTATTATCATATAAACAATCATCCAAGATGACAAATGTGCGCGGGTCTATCGTGCTACGCTTGAATGTTTCAACCTCCTTTTTGATTTGTTTCAGAACAGACCGCTGACGCTTTAGGATATTCTCAACGATTGCAGTATTGTATTCATTATGAATAAAGAGTTTTGGCACCATTTTACTATAAAACCCGTTGCCTTCTTCTGTCCCGGAAATTACTGTGCCGATGGGTATGTCCTGGTGATAATATAGCAAGTCACGAACTAAGAAACTCTTACCAGTATCACGACGTCCGATAAGCACCACAACGGGTCCCTTGCTTTCATTCGGTTTAAAACTTATACTTTTCATGTCAAATCTTTTTAATTCTAATGTCATATCTTCTGTTATATATAATTCATTTTAGAAAAAGTGGACAGGATTATACGCAATCACTTAAGCGACAACATATTACATTCTATTTGCGTTGAATCCCTTCCACATTTTCTAAATGCGAAGTATATGAACGATATAGTTAACTACAAGAAGCGTAAAAACACTGAGTTATTCAAATCTTTAGAAAGATTTGATTTAGATCAGACCCAAAACTATATTCCAATTTATACTAAACTAATGACATTAAATGAAACTAACTTTAATAGTGTCAATTTAAATCATACCTTGTATATTACCAATGTTATTAATAATATTGAGGGAAATCAAAATTTATACAAGTGTTCACTGAAGAATTCCACCGACGACCAACTGAAAATAAAACCCAAAAACGTGTTTTGTAAGATGGCTCCTTTATTAGACCCAATAAGATATTTGATAGGTAAATACGATGTAGCGGATAGTTCATTGATGAATTTGCCTTCCATAAATTCTACTGCTTCTTCTGTTAATTCAAAACTATTAGATGTAAATAAT